GAATCCCGATCATCTCGTCTTCGGTTTCGGCGCTGATGGCTGCGGCGATGAGGCGTGAGGCCAGCGTCCAGACCTCTGCGCTGCGGCGATCGCGCTGCGGGCAGTTTGTTAAGGTTTGGAAAAAACCGTGGTCTTCGTTCTGGCTGGGTAGGATGGCGTGCGTGGTCATGAACTTGGGTCCTTTGGTGCGATGCATCGTTTTGCTCAAACAACCATCGCTCTGACTTGGTGATTAGCGTAGTCGATTCGGCGCAATTTGATTGCTTTTTTGCACGCCACCCAGCGAGGTCAGGTCACGCCATGCACCGGCCTGCCAGATATAAAGATGGCTGAGTTCGCAAGTGGGCTGTTGCAGAATGCGGGGTGCACGGGGCGGATCGAAGCAATCAATCGCGTCGGTGCGGACCTGCCGGATTTCGCGGGCGGCAAGAATGTCCGCAGGCGTCCATCGCGAAAGAGCGTCCAGCATGTGGGCGGGGTAGCCGTCGAAATGCACATAGATGTGAGCCCATTCGTCGGGACCTGTCTGGATGGCGATTTGTGCGCGGGTGCTCATGGTCTGTGCTCCATCAAATCAGCTTCAGGTCGGCCAACGCCGCGCAGGCGGCAGCAAGCTGGCTGGTCGGCAGTTCAACCTTGATGTGCGAGAAGATGTCCGAGGCCTCGGCCTTGATCCCTGCGTCCAGCAACGCGGTCTCAATGGCTTCGGCGACGGCGTTGGGACGGCTGCGGTCGAAGTGGTCGGGCAGCATTGCATAGTCGATGCGGATTGTTGTGGTGGCCATGCTCATGGTTTGCTCCTCAAGGCTGCTGTTCGATGAGGGCGAGAATGGCGATCGCCATTCCGCCAAGGTACTCGCTGCGGCGGAACACGATGTCATCGATCTCGCCCGCGCAGGTGATGGCGGGATCAACAGCCAGGCTGTCTGCCATATGCGGCAGCAGGCTTTTGGCTTGGGCGTTGTAGCGTTCTGCGAGGGTCATGGGTCTGTCTCCGGTGAAGCGTGTTTGCGTGAGACCAGATTCGCTCTATCGCGAAGTATAATCAACTCAATTAGATCGTTATTACTGTTTATTTACAATGTTTTGAGGGCATTCAAAGCGCCATGGAAGGACTCTCTGAACGCGCCTATGCAGAACTCTCCGGCCTGTCACGCGGGGCTGTACAGAAGGCCCGCAAGAACGGTCGGCTGGTGCTCTTTGCCGATGGGTCGATCAACGCGGCGGCCTCTGATGTGCGTCGGGGCGCGATGACCGATCCCGATCAGCAGATCCGATCTCGGGGCGGGCTTGGTGCGGCGGCCGAGGCTGGGGGTATTGGGAGCAGCGGCACTTCCGGCCCGGGCGACAGCACCTCCTATCTCAAGGCGCGCACTGCACTGACGGTCTATCAGGCGCAGGAGCGCCAGCTATCGATCCAGCGCAAGAAAGGCGTGCTGGTTGACAGGGCACGCGCGGAAACGCTGGTGTTTCGCCTAGCCCGTCAGGAACGCGATGTCTGGGTCACCTGGCCCACCCGTGTGGCCGCCCTGATGGCTGCCCAATTATCCGCAGAGATGGAAAGGGCATCCGGTGATGCGGTGACGATCGAAACTGCGATCCTGCAAAGGGTGCTGGAAACCCATGTCCGAGAGCAGCTCGACGCCCTGGCAGACCTCAGGGTCTCACTTGAATGACACAGATGGAGAAGACGACCACGACCTGATTGAAGGCCTTGATCTGGGCTTTGACGGCGCCGACGACATCCTGCGTGTCTGGCGCCGTGGCATACGGCCCGATCCTGATCTGACAGTGTCGCAATGGGCGGATGCGCATCGCAAGCTGTCATCGCGGGCAAGCGCCGAACCCGGGCAGTACCGCACATCTCGGACGCCCTATCTGCGCGCGATCATGGATGCACTCTCGCCCGGGCATCCAGCGCAGCGCATCACGTTCATGAAAGCAGCCCAGGTCGGGGCGACCGAGGCTGGCAATAACTGGATCGGCTTTGTCATCCATCACGCGCCGGGCCCGATGCTGGCCGTGCTGCCAACGGTCGAGATGGCCAAACGCACGTCGCGCGGCCGGATCGATCCGCTGATTGAGGACAGCCCCGCGCTTAAGGAACGCGTGCAGCCGGCGCGGTCGCGGGATGCCGGCAACTCGATGCTGTCCAAGGAATTCCCGGGCGGCATTCTGGTGCTCACCGGGGCGAACTCGGCAACCGGCCTGCGGTCAATGCCCGCGCGCTATGTGTTTCTGGATGAGGTTGATGCCTATCCGGCCTCAGCTGATGAAGAGGGTGATCCGGTCACACTGGCCGAGGCGCGCACCACGACCTTCGCACACAGGCGCAAAGTGTTCATGGTCTCAACACCCACCATCCGGGGGCTGAGCCGCATCGAACGGGAATTCGAGGCCAGCGACCAGCGGCGCTATTTCGTGCCCTGCCCGCATTGCGATGCGATACAATGGCTGCAGTTCGAGCGGTTGCGCTGGGCCAAGGGGCAGCCTGAAACGGCCGCATATATTTGCGAGGCCTGTGAAAAGCCCATCGCGGAGCACCACAAGACGCAGATGCTCGAACGTGGTGAATGGCGGGCGACGGCAGTGTCGGACAATCCGCATGCCATCGGCTTTCACCTCTCGGCGCTTTATTCGCCAATCGGCTGGAAAAGCTGGGAGCAAATCGCGCGGGACTGGCTGGCGGCTCAGGGCTCGGACGAGATGTTGCGGGCCGCGCGCAACACGCTGCTGGGCGAGACCTGGGTTGAAAGCGGCGAGGCCCCGGAATGGCAGCGACTGGCGGAGCGCCGCGAGAGCTTTGCAGCGCAGATCCCCGCAGGTGGATTGTTCCTGACGGCCGGTGCCGATGTGCAGAAGGACCGCATCGAGGTCGATGTCTGGGCTTGGGGTCGCGGGCTGGAAAGCTGGCTCGTCGATCACATCGTGATCCCCGGAGGGCCAGATGATCCTGCCTGCTGGGACAAGCTGACCGCGTTGCTGGGTCGGACCTGGACGCATCAGAACGGTGCGGTGATGACGCTGGCGAAGCTGGCGATTGATACCGGATACGAGTCCGCCGCCGTCTACGCTTGGGCGCGCAAGCAGGGCATTGCGCAGGTCGCCCCCGTGAAAGGCTTGGAAGGTTTCAACCGGGCCACGCCGGTATCGGGGCCGACCTTTGTCGATGCCACGGTGAATGGCCGCAAGCTCAAGCGCGGCGCGCGGCTCTGGACCGTGGCAACGGCCACCTTCAAGGCCGAGACCTATCGGTATCTGCGGTTGGAGCGACCAGAAGAGCCAGATGCCGCAGCACCTGCCGGGACGGTTCACCTGCCCGACTGGGCCGACAGCGAATGGCTCAAACAGCTGGTGGGCGAACAGTTGGTCACAATCCGCAACAAGCGCGGCTTTGCCCGCCAGGAATGGCAGAAGCTGCGCGAGCGCAACGAAGCGCTGGATACCCGCGTTTACGCGCGGGCTGCCGCGTGGATCCTTGGGGCAGATCGCTTCGACGAGCGCATGTGGCGGCAGCTCGAAAAACAGGCGGGGGTCGAGACGGTGGTGAACGTGGCACAGCCCGAGGCAGACAATGCGACGGAACCGCAAGCCGGGCGCATCACCGCGCCGCGACGCCGTGGCTGGAAGATCAGCACGCCAAAATACATGGAATGACCGGAACACCAATGACTATTGATGAGTTGAAACGCCACCACAGCGCACTGCTGGCAGCACGCTACAGCGGCACACGGTCAGTCAGCTATGACGGCAAGACTGTAACTTATGGCACTGATGCCGAACTGGCGGCGGCGATTGGCGATATCGAGCGGCGCATCGCCAAACTCGAACGCAGCGCCGGGCGCGTGTTGCGTCCCTTTGCCGTCAAGGACCTTTGACCCGCATGAGTATGACATGGAGACAGCGCATCGGTGCCTTTGTTGGCGGCTTTGATGCCGGCCAGCATCACCGCCGCTTGCGCGGGTTCCGCGCGACCCGCGTCCATGTGAATGCGCTGATCGCGGCCTCTGGTCCGGACATCACCGCCCGCGCCCGTTGGCTCGTGCGCAATAACGGCTATGCGGCAAATGCAGTCGAAAGCTGGGCTGCCAATACCGTGGGCGACGGGATCAAGCCGATCGCACAGATCACAGACGCGGGACGCAAAGAAGACCTGCAGCGGCTTTGGCTGGCCTGGACCGATGAGGCCGATGCCGAGGGGCTGACCGATTTCTACGGGCTGCAGCGCCGCGCTGCGCGCGAGGTGTTTATTGCGGGCGAGGTCTTCTTCCGGGTGCGCACGCGCCGCACAGGCGATGGGCTATCTGTTCCACTGCAGTTGCAGATGCTGCCCGCCGAGATGTTGCCGCTGGAACAGACGGGAACGGCAAGGAATGGTAACGCGATACGCCAAGGCATCGAGTTCGATCGCATTGGACGTCGCGTGGCCTACCACTTCCTGCGCCGGCACCCCGGCGACAGCACCGATCCCGGGCTATCAGGTGAGATTGTCCGCGTACCAGCCTCGGAGATCATCCATGTGATTGATCCCGTCGAGGGCGGCCAGCTGCGCGGGGTGTCGAAACTGGCACCTGCGATCGTGAAGCTGTTTCTGCTCGATCAATATGATGATGCTGAACTCGACCGCAAAAAGGTCG